GCGCCCGCAGGTTGCGCAGGGCCGGGGTGTTGATGCTGTTGATGCCGTTGTCGCTGGCTTCCCAACTGGCCGAACGGCGGCCCTCCCCGGCGCCTTCGTAACTGGCCTTGATGTTCGACGGCAGCAAGAATCCATTACGGGTCAGCGTCGGATAATGTCGGGCCATTAGAGTCCTTTGCCTCCGTGGGTGAGCCGAACCACGCGAGAGCGCGGCCCGGCGGCTTGGCTCAGCGACGTTCGGATCTCGTCACGGGCCTTGAGCAGTTCGTCGATAGAGCGGTATTCCACCGTGCGGTCGCTGTAGCGCACGGTTTTTTCACCGCGTGCGATGGCCGCTACAACTGCATCAAGATGCTTTTGGGAAAATGACATAATTTCTTCTCTAGTTGAAAGGAATGCTATAACTTCATATCGTTCTGATTGAAAAATTAAAATCACATCTAACGTAAGAATCCACATGCCATCTAAAAACATTGAAAATTTTGATATTTTGGCGGGTAGAGTCCTCGGTTTTCTCTACACGAAATTCCCACAGCCAATCACACTTGGAGCCGAGTTATTTATTGACTTCAAGAAGCCACAATCCTCAAGATCTGAGCAGGAAAAATTCCTCAGGAAAGTTGAGTTTTTCAACGACACCGTTAGCTGGTTAGCAGATTCAGGCTATATCCGCTATCAAGGCCGAGCTGAAAACTCGTTCTTTAGAGCTGTTTTGACAGCGCAAGCACTTCTTGCACTCAAAGCTCTTCCTGCAAGCCTAACCAAAGGTCCCTCGCTAGGAGAGAAGCTTTCAGATTTCGCGAAAGCTGAAAGCAGAGCGGCTTTCCGGGAAGTGGTATCTGAGGCTCTTGGTTTAGGCGCTAAAGTGATTGGCCCTATGATTGGCATAAGCTCGTAACTACCGTCTCTTTAAGTACCCGCTATTTGAAACTCGGCGCCGCTCATGCAACTTGGCGCCTTCAACTATTATTGATTGAGAATCAGGCGAGGTTTTATCGATAACTTTATTAACCCTCCCAGGATTAATATCGTCAAACAAACCAGACTGAAAAAGTCCTTTACGCACTCGCTCCCAGTCATGTTCCTGGTAGCGGTTGATGCCGAGGTAATGCGCCATCGCCAGGCAATACACCATCAGGTCAAGAGCTTCGTTGCGCTCGGCCTTGCCCTTGATCCACTCGATACGCTTGTGGCCCCGAATGTATCGGGCAACCTTGCGCTCCGCTACGCACTGGGCAAAGAATTCGTCCGGCAGGTCGTTGGCAAAGTGCAGCGCGCCCGGCCCGGACTCGAATGGGTAGCGGTTGTAGATCCAGTCCTTTGCGGTGTCGGTACCGACGAACCACAGCTCGGCGCCGCCGCGTTCGGTCTGGCCCTTCCAGGTCACGTCGACCATGGACGGCCTCTGAGCGATCACTGGTTTACCGGGTTTACTCGCGCCCTTAATTGCGAAGATGTTGCGCCAGCGCCGCACACGACAGAACTGATACACCTCGTCGGTGTGGTGACCACCGGAGTCGACGGCGACCGCGAGAATGCCCAGGCCAACGCCGCAGGGGTGCCGGTAGCGTTCCTTGAGTAGTTCGTCGAGCACAGCCCAGGTGCGTTCATCCGATGGGTCGCCCGCGATCACGCGGTGGTCAATGACCCAGCGTTCCATCCCGACGCCCCAGCCCATTGCCATGAACTCCAGGCGGTCGGCCTGCACGTCGACAGCGCCGGTGATCATCATCACGGCGGCAGGCATTGCACCGAGGGAGAACCCTTCCCGGCGCGCCCGTTCGATCAGCACCGAAGCCTTGGTCTGCTCTTGCGCGCTGTCCCAGACCTTCGCCAGACGGGTGTTGTAAAACACCTGCATGGGTTCGAGGTCGCCCTTGGCCTGGGCCTTTTTCGCCTTCTCGAATTGCTTCGCCAGCGACTTCCAGCCCGTCCAACCCAACGGCGAATACAGCGCGTTGAGGTGGAAGCCGACCGTCTCGCCGTCGCCCTTGGCATGGGCGCGCCACTCGCCACGGGCGAGCATGTCGCCCTTGTGGTGTTCCTCGATCAGCACGTCACAGTCAGGCCCCGCGCACTCGTAGTGCACCACGTTGAAGTCCTGGGAGTAATGCAGCCGTTCCCACTCCAGGGTCTGCATGTGCCCGCAGGTCGGACACGGCACGTAGTAGTAACGCTGGTCGCTGCCCTCGAACAGATCGTCGATGCGCGAGGCGCCCTTGATCGTCGGCGAGCTGGAGAAGTAGAACTTGGCGTTGCGGCCGAAGGTACTGCCCCGCGTTTCCGCCAGCTCGATAGGGTCGCCCTCTTCGCCTACGTCGACTTCCCAGCGGTCGATCTCATCGCCGTACACGTAGCGCGCCGACAGCTCGGCCAAGTTGGCCGCAGAACCGGCGGTGGTGACGTACAGCGAGCCGCCCTCGAACTCCTTGGTGTCCATGGTGTTGCGCGAATCCCGCGAGCGGCTCGCCGCCACACGTTCACGCAGCACCGGGGTGGCCTTGATCGTCTTGCCGATCCGCGACGACACACGCTTTGCCAAGCCCAGGCTGGGCAGCAGCGTGAGAATGTTCGACGGCACCATGTGGATCAGCGCGCCGATCCAGTTCAAAGCGATCTGGGTTTTCATCAGCTGCGAGGCGACCATGGTGACCACGCGCTTGCACGGGTGCGCTGGTGACAGGCAACGCATCGGCTCGCGAGCGTAAGGCGTTCGCAAGGTGCGATATTTCCCTGGCTCGGCGGCGCCAGTGTCACGAGGGATACGCATGTACTCGTCGGCCCACTCGTCCACCCATAGGCTGGGGTCTGGACGCAGCCCACGGAAATACGCCTCACGGTACACCTCAGCGCCATCAGGTTTTTCCGTCTGCATGGGTTAACTCGTAGTCATCAGATCGCGTTCAAGGTCGGCCGAGGACATGCGTTCAGCCTCTTCCAGGGACAGCCGCAGCGCCTTCGTCAGGTGCTGTTCAATTTCCCAAGGGTCAGACATAGCCGCCAGTTCAGGGGCCAGTTGCGGGGGCATGCTGAGCAGTTGATCGCGCAGCATGCGTCCAGCGTTGTAGGCCCCGGTGGTGACCGCTTTCATCTCCACCAGCGAGCCCTGCACCTTGTGGAACTCGGCTTCAGCCAACTGCGCCAGGTAGTACTCGCGGTGTGCCCGCGCCTTCTGGAAGTCGGGCTGCCCGCTCTTCGCGCCAGCAGGCTGCGGCGGCGCAGCCGTGTTAGTCGGCTCGACCAGGGGGGACAGTTGGCTGTAAACGTCACGCTGGAGCCGGTCCTGCTGGTGTCGAGCCGCGACGGCGGCCTTGCTGGGGTCGGCGGTTTCGAGGATCAGTGCTTCGGTTGCTAGCACGTCGACCTTCTTGCCATCCGGCGACAGCACCAGGCGGTTGTTGCCTTTCAGCCAGGTGATATAGCTCGGCGTCCTGCCGATGCGAACCGCGAAAGCGCTTTTAGACAGGAACAGTGGATCCGTCATAAGCCCTCCTTTTCAACGGCTTTTCAATGGAAACCTTTCAATTTCAATGGATTGAATTTCAGTAAGCTGGCAGCCCAACCGCTAACGCTTTCCCGCGGGTTTCATGCCCCGTGTCCCTTAGATACCGCCAGGGTCCCCGGCGTTTTTAGGCGCATCATTTTGATGCGGGCCACGTATTCCGTGCCATCCAGCACTTCAGGCAGGCCCACTTCCCGAGGGTGGCACATCGCACACGCCCAACCGCTTGGCGGCCCAGCGTTCGTACAAGCCAATAGCGACATCGGCGCCGGCCATCGCCGTGAGGCAGCCAATGCTGCCCGCAGCCAGTACCGACATGCCCGATGCATGCAGCAACATCATGGTGGAAAGTCCACAGACCACGCAGGCACCAGACCGAAGGAGCAACCGGCGAACCAATGACCAACCGCTTACCCCTGCTTTGTCTGCCCGCCACGCCTCGCCCGATATCCCACCAACCAGGGAGAGCACAATCACCATCCAGATCGGCATATCAATAAGTGTTTGCTGCTCGTTTGTCATAATTTGCTCCGCAAATAACCATCAAACAGATGGCGTTTGGAAAATGCGCTACTAATATCTATTCGCCATCAATATTTGCCAGGAGGCCTTATGGACTTTCTTCACCGCCGAGAACATCTGTCGCAAGGGGACATCGTAGAAGTTGAATGCTCGCATCAATGCAATGTCCTACTGACGTCGGACGCAAATTTCGCTAGATACAAAGACGGGGTGGGATACAGCTACTACGGCGGTTTCTTTGAAATGCTGCCCGCAAGAGTCGTGGTACCAAGTACTGGATACTGGAATATCACGATTGATATAGCTGGCCGCCGCGCAAATATTGAGCATTCAATCAGGATTATCCCAAACCGCTAGCTCCCCTTTGCACTGGGCAAGGGCCAGTTCAAGGGCCTTCTTGATCTGTTCCAACGTGCCATCGCTCCTGTATGCGGAAGATGTATATCCGCCTATGGGGGCTCTTGCCCAAACCAATTTTCCTTCAGTGTCTAAAATCTGTACGTCCATCCGCGACACCTCGAACCTTTGAATCGCCTGTCCCTAAAACGCAAAAACCCGGCGCAATGGCCGGGTTTAGTGTGGTGGTGAGTCCCGCTGCTTGCGGTCGCACCTATCGAAGATGGGTACTTTTTACAGGCGGATTCCGGTGGCAGCAAGGGAGTTTTAATGCCACAGCGCAATACGGGTACAACGTGGGTATGACGCAGGTACAACGGAGGGACAACGCATTCAATCGGCTATCGCTTCTGGTGCCCTGTCCTGCCTGTCCCACTATTCAGAATCGAAGTAGGACAGCTACAGGCGCCTAAATTCGGGGGCCCTGCCCTACTGTCCTACCTTATTTAACTTTCTCTTGTGTATAGAGAGAAAGCTAAAAGCAC